TAAATATGAAATGTTAAGTGCCGGACAACGAAAAGAGAAAAGGTTTGCTAAAAAATTAGGTAAAAAAATAAATATAATTAATAAAAAACCAAATCTGGAGTAAATTTGGAGTAAATTTGGAGACATTAAGTTCTAAAGTGTGTTATGTTATTAACATAGGAAAAATTAAATATTTCCCTCTACTCGGACCGGCAGAATTATTTCTGTCGGTTTTTTTATTAAGCGGGCTAGGGTAGCTCCCAAAACCCGTAACCTTGAACGGTTGCCCGCTTACATATTAATTCAAGGTAATACTTTGCAAGGAGAGTATATAAATGGAATTATACAAACTTGAAGACAGAAATAGGACAAGATTTGTTAAAACTCCGAAAGACTTGTTTTTGAATAAATGTTATAGAAATATTTTAACTTCAGATGCAAAATTAGTTTATAGTTTATTGCTTGATAGAATGCAATTATCTAAAAAGAATGAGTGGGTTAATGAAAATAATGAAATATATTTAATCTATACTAAAGAAAATTTAGCAGAAATATTAGGGGTTTCAAACAGAACTGTTTATAAAGCATTTAATTTATTAGAAAAAGTGGAATTGGTAGAACAGGAAAGGCAGGGGCTGAATAAGCCAAATAAAATATATATAGGAAAGACGAACCCTGATATTACTAGGAACTGTAAAATATGCAGGTCAGAACATGAAGAATGTGCAGGTCAGGAACTGCAAAATATGCAGAGTAACGATACTGAACTTAACGATATTGATTATAATGAGACTAATAAAAATAGATACATGGCTTTTGCAAGCCACGATTATCCTTCTTCAATTATTTATAATAATATATATAAAAAACATTTTAACAAAGAACACCCACGAATAAATAAAGATGACATATTTTTTGTTAGGGAAGATTTACAGGAATTATATTATTCTTATGATGAACAAGATTTTATTGAATTGCTAAATTACCATTTTAGTAATTTACCTAAAGATAATGATGGTAAAGTGCAATATTTCTTATTTATAAAAGACAGATATATTAAAGAAGGATGGAAATAAAATTGATGAAAAGAGGTGGTGGTAGTGGCAAAAAAAGTTGAATCTGGAAACAAAACTCATAGAAATATTTGCGGTGCTACCGCCAAAAGCACAGGAGAGCCATGTAAGTTAGCTGCAGGGTATGGAACAGATCATTTAGGGGAAGGAAGATGTAAATATCACGGTGGTTGTAATACTGGACCTAAGCCAGAAAATATGAAGAAAAATAAAAACTCTGTTAAAACTGGAGAATACGAAACTCTATGGTATGACACTTTAGATGATAACGAAAAACAAAAACTTGAAGAAATGACTACATCAATACTGGAACAGTTGGACCATGAAATTAAATTGACTAATATTCGCATTGGTCGAATGATGGGTAGAATTGAAAATTTGAAAGAAAAAGAGGAAATTGTAACTAAAACTACTGAGCAGACTTTTATTGATTCCGAAGGATATGCAGCTGGAGGAAATGTTACTGAAGAAAAAGAAAATACACTTAACCAGATTAACAATATTGAAGAAGCATTAACGAGAGTTCAGCGAAGGAAAGAAAAATTGCTTAGGTTGAAATATGACATTGAAGAAGGAACAGATGATGATGAAGAAAAATTAAGAGCAGTTGTAGCAGCTATGAATAAAGTTGCTGATTAATTATGACTGACATTGTATATTCTAAAAAACAGAAAAAAGCAATTAGAGAAGCTAATGCCAGATGGAATTTATTTACTGGAGCTGTTCGTTCAGGAAAATCATTCATAGCTAATGATTTGCTAATTAAGAGATTGCAGGAATTGCCCGAAGGTCGCAGAGCAATTATTGGAAAAACAGAAACAACTATAATGAGAAATATACTCGATCCGCTCCAGGATAGATACGGCGATAAATATATTTCTGATATTCAGGGCAAAAAAAGAGAAGCTACCATATTCGGTAAAAAATTATATTGCATAGGAGCAAATGATTCCAGAGCCACAAAGAAATTACAGGGTTCCGGCTTTCAGTATGTTTTAGGTGATGAAATAACAACTTGGCCGGAAGATTTTTTCAATATGTTAAAGTCCAGGCTGGATAAGGAAAGCTCAAAGTTTGATGGAACTTGTAACCCGGAGGGCCCTTATCACTGGCTCAAACAGCAAATAATTGACAGAAAAGATGAGCTTGATGTATTTCATCAGCATTTTACAATAGATGATAATCCTTTTTTATCTCCGTTTTTTGTGGAACAACTCAAAAAAGAATATTCAGGAGTTTGGTATCAACGATATATCAAAGGTTTATGGGTACTGGCTGAAGGATTAGTTTACGATATGTTTAATACTGATAATCACATTGTTACTCATATTCCAAATATTAGTCAATACTGGATTGGTGTTGATTATGGAACTGCTAATGATACTGTATTTTTATTAATCGGATTAGGAACTGATGGAAAACTTTATGTGATTGATGAATGGAGATGGGGAAGAAAAAAGAAAGGCAACTCAAAGACTGATGTTCAGTTAAGAAAAGAATTAATTAATTTCATGAAAAGAAATCAGGTGCAGCCAAATTGGATATTTATTGACCCATCAGCAGCTAGTTTTATTGAGGAATGTTATCAAAACAGAAGTGAACATCCGGGATTAAGAAAAGTTGCTAGAGCTAATAATGACGTTGCTAAAGGAATACAGAAAGTTAGTTCATTAATCGGAAATGATGCTTTACTTATCAGAGATAAATGCGAAGGATTAAAAGAAGAAATGATGTCTTACAGTTGGGATGAAAAAGCTCAAGAAAAAGGAGAAGATAAACCGATAAAAGAGTTTGACCATGGTCCTGATGCTTTACGATATACAATTATGGGACTAGGAAATATATATAAACGAGTATTAAGACAAGTTGCATAAGAAGGTAGGTGATTTAATTGGCAATTAGAAATTGGCCGCCGGAAGATTGGAAAGATGTATATGAAAAATACCACGAATGGGGAGCATGGTATAGTGGCTCACCAGAGCAATTATTAAAGTATTATTCGCAGAAAGCAAAACCTTTCTGGGCTAAAGAAGTCAAAGAAGATAGACAAACTATGCTTCATGTTCCGGTCGCCGGAGATATTGCTGGAGTAAGTGCTGACTTATTATTATCAGAATCTCCAGAAATCAAGATACCTGAAGCTCATCAAGAGAATGCTCCCACTGATGCTATTGAAACTCAAAACAGGTTAGATGAAATTATAAATAATACTGATTTATACGGCCGATTACTAGAAGCAGCAGAAACAGCTAGCTCAATGTCAGGAGTATTTTTAAAGGTAAACTGGGATACCAATTTTAAAGATTATCCAATTATNTCGGTGGCTCAACCGGACAATGCTATTCCAGAGTTTAGGTTTGGTTTTCTTCAGAGAGTTACATTTCATAAAGTTATTGATGCTCCTAACATGAATAACTATTGGAGACATTTAGAAATACATGAACCGGGTTTAATCAGGAATGAATTATACAGAGGTACTAGAAATAGTCTTGGCGAAAGATTAGCTTTAACAGCTCATAATAAGACATCTGAAATGGAGCCAGAAATCAATACAGGACTTGACACATTAGCTTGTCGATATATACCGAACAAAAAGCCAAACCGATTATGGAGAGGAAGCAGCTTAGGGCAATCCGATTTATCCGGCATTGAGGGAATAATGGATTCGATAGATGAAACTTATACAAGCTGGGTTAGAGATTTAAGACTGGCCAGAGCTAGAATGATAGTTCCCGAATATATGCTGGAATTAGATGACGGTAAATTTAAGTTTGATATTGACAAACAAATTTTCACAGCACTTAATCAAGGACCACCTGGAGCTGGAGAAATTAAAGAGGTACAGTTTGATATTAGAGCAGAGAAGCACAGAGATACTGCTCACGAACTATACGAAAAAGCTGTTAGCATGGCCGGATATTCACCACAGAGTTTTGGTCTTGAAGGTGAAAGCTATTCCAGTGCTACTGCTACAGAAGTTAAAGCTAAAGAAGGTAAATCATTCAAAACAAGAAATAAAAAAGCCAGATATATTAAGGGCGCATTAGAAGAAACTCTATGGATTGCGCTACAAATTGATAATATACATTTTGGCAACAATGTCAACCCTGATTATAGGCCACAGGTTAATCTTCAAGATAGTGTTATTACCGACCCAATGGAAAAGGCTGATAGCATTAATAAATTAAATCAAGCTGAAGCAATGAGTATAGACACAAAGGTTAGGAGCTTGCATGAGAACTGGACCGAAGAGCAGATTCAGGCTGAAGTAAAAAGGATTATGGAAGAAAAAGGAATAATGGTTGAAGATCCAATCGATATGGAGATGAGTTAAAATGGCCGTTTCACCAAACACTCCTGAAAATTTAGCAAGAGAAATAGGCAGAGTTTATGCTCAAGCTGAAAGAGATGTTATCCAAAGAATAGCCAATAGAATGGTAACTGATAAATCATTGCCAATTTCAGAATGGGAAGCAAAAAAGTTATCTAATTTACGAAAAGTCAGGTCAGGTATTGAACAACAAATTAAAAGAAAATTAGATAATTTCACAGATAAAGAATTGCAAAATGTTATCGAAGAAGCATATGGAAAAGGGTTAGATTCAGCAGTTGCAGATTTAAGAAAATATAAAGATGATGCTGATATACCGATTACTGAAGGTTTTACTCGTTTAGATGAAAGAACTATTGAAGATCATGTCAAGGCATTAAAAGGAAAACTTCAGGGAACTCATTTAAGAATTATAAGTCAGGCTGGAGAAAGTTATCAACAGGCGGTTGCCAGAGGTGCTAATTTTGTATTAACCGGAGCTGGAACAAGAGTTGAAGGTTCGCAGAAAGTATTGAATGAACTGGCTAACAGAGGTATTACAGGCTTTACAGATAAAGCAGGCAGAAACTGGAATTTAAACTCTTATGCTGAAATGGCTACAAGAACTGAAGTTGGTCAGGCTGCTACTGAAGCTCATATGAATAGATTACAGGAAAATGGAGAAGATTTGGTAGTGGTTTCATCTCATCTTGAAAGTTGCCCGATATGCGATCCTTGGGAAGGTAGAGTAATGAGTATTTCAGGGGATAGTGATAAATATCCTCCAGTTGATGAAGCTATTGATGATGGATTATTTCATCCGAATTGCGGCCATTCACTTGGAGCATATATTGAAGGATTAACCGAACCTCCCGAACCACAACCCGGCGAAGAAGAATATGAAGATAGGCAGGAACAAAGAAGGCTTGAAAGGGGGGTTAGAAAGTGGAAACGTAGGGAATCAGCATCTATGACTGAAGATGCGGAACAAAAAGCAAAAGGAAAAGTCAGAGAGTGGCAGGGAAGATTGAGAGAATTTACAGATGATAAAGACAGAAGAAGGAAATATTCCAGAGAACAAATTGAACAGGCGAGGTGATATTTTGCCAGATGGATATAAGAAAGTAAAAGGCAAAAGACTTGGCTATTATGAAGATGAATCAGGTAAGAAGTATTTTTATACTCCTAACAGGAAGAACCAGAGAAAGTTTGCTAAAACTAAAGCTAACAAAAATTAACATCCCGCCTTTTTGGTATTGTAGGCGTTAAAGAACAAGACGGTGAAGCAGGACCGCTACCCTGCCTAAATAACCGTAAAACTGAAACGGAAAGGTGATATAAATGGCTGATTTAAAAGAATTGCTTGGAGAAGAACTGGCAGAACAGGTCAATGAACAATTAGATGATGATACTGATTTAAT